TATAGACCGCTTTTTAGGATCTGCTACTAACAATGCAATTATAAACGGAATGTCTCAAATGATAGTAGGACACTATCTAGACGCTACAGACTCAAACAAAAAACCAGACCAATACGCTCAGATGAAGTCTTTACTTTCTGAAGGTATGCAATCAAAACTAGCTAGTGATTTAAAACTAATGGGTCAGTGCGCTATGCAAATAATATACTCTGAGGATAGAAGTAAAATAGTTACAGTAGAACACTTACCAATAGAAACTCTTAGAGCAGAAAAACTAGAAGCTGGAGGAGACGGAGAAATACAAGCTTATTATTACTACTATGACTGGTCTGAGTATCAAAACGGAGACCACTTAGAAAGAATCCCTGCTTTTGGAACTTCAAATAGTTCTATAGAAGTTTTATACGTTAAACCTTATAGAGCAGGATTTAAATATTATAGTCCTGTAGATTATCAGGGAGGAATTCAGTACGCAGAACTTGAAGAGGAAATTGCTAATTATCATCTTAATAACGTAATGAATTCTCTATCGCCTAGTTTACTTTTAAATTTTAATAACGGAACCCCTTCAGAGGAAGAAAGAAATATAATAGAACAACAGATTTCCGCTAAATATCAGGGAAGCTCAAACAGTGGACGAATGATTTTAGCTTTTAATGACGACAAAGACTCCGCTGCTACTATAGAAGCGGTTCAGCTTTCAGATGCTGCTCAACAATATGAATTTTTAAGTTCTGAGAGTATGCGTAAAATAATGGTAGCTCACAGAGTTACTAGTCCTATTTTATTCGGTATTAAAGATATGACAGGCTTTGGAAATAATGCTGAGGAAATTGTTACTGCTAGTACTTTAATGGATAATACTGTCATAGCTCCTTTCCAGCAGCTTTTATTAAATGCTTTTGACGATATACTAGCCTATAACGAGATAGTGCTTAATTTGTACTTTAAAACGCTTCAGCCGCTAGAATTTAATGACTTAGCTAACGCAACTAACGAAGAACAAATAGAAGAGGAGACAGGACAAAAGTTTAGTCTAAAGAAAATAGATGGTAAAACTGCATACGAAACTATAGAGGAAGCTGAAAATAAAGCTAATGAATTAGGATGTATGGGCTATCACGAAATGGAGGAAAACGGCAAAACTTGGTATATGCCCTGTCAAGAACATACGGATCTTAAAAAACCTTGTTATGATGGTTATGAAATGATAGGTACTAAAATAAAAGATGGCAAAGAAGTGCCTAATTGCGTGCCTTTAAATATTAACAAAAAATTAACTAAAGCTCTTTTAGACGAATTAAAAAGTAAAGGAGAAGACGAGGAAATGGATGGTTACGAACTTATAGACAGTAGACCAGCTAACCAATACGATGAAATAATTAATCATTCTTTAAATTTTGCTACAGACTTAGCTTCAGTTCCTACTAGTACACCTAATAAAAAAAGCTCTCAAGATACAAGTATAATAAAAGTACGCTACAGGTACTACGGATCTAATAATCCAGAAAGAGATTTCTGTCGTAAAATGTGGGCAGCTAAAAAGGTTTACCGTATGGAAGACTTAAATAAAGAAAGCTCAGATAATTCAGAGCTAGCACCCTCAGGATCAAGCACTTACAATCTGTGGCTTTATAAAGGAGGAGTTAACTGTGCCCATTATTGGGAGCGAAGAACTTACTTAAGAAAAAACAACGAAAGGATTACAGTAGCAGAGGCTAGAAAAAAAATAGCAGCTCTAGATCCTAGCTTAAAAAAAGAAGCAGAAATAGAAACTAATGTGCCTGAAGTTGCTCAAGTTGCACAACCTAAAAATGACTGGTGGTCTTTAGATCCAAACTATAGAAAATAAATTATGGCTACACCTTTATTCATATCGAGAAACGACTTAGTAAAAAATACTATAATTGATGGATCAGTAGATACTGACAAGCTTTTGCCCTTTATTAAAATCGCACAACAAATGCACATCCAGAACTATTTAGGTTCGGATCTCTACAACAAAATTTCTGCTTTAATAACTGCAGGAACTTTAACTCAAGCGGCAAATCCAGATTATTTTTTTCTAACTAACGAGCATATTCAACCAATGCTAATAATGTTTAGTATGGTAGATTTTTTACCCTTTTCAAACTTTGCTACTAAACAAGGGGGGACTTATAAACACCGCTCAGAAAATGCAGAAATACCTAGTAAATCTGAAGTAGATTTCTTAGTACAAAAATACAGAGACTTTGCAGACTTTTATACTAGAAGGTTTATAGACTATATGAATTTTAACGCTTCGACAAAGTTTCCAGAGTACTATAGTAATGCAAATGACGATATGTATCCTGATGGGCAAGCTAACTGGGTAGGCTGGGTATTATGAAAAAAGAATATAACATAAAAAACAAAAACGTAAATAAATTAATTGTTTACCTCAAAAAGATAAAAAATGAGTACACTAACAGGAAATAAAATAAGTTTAACTTATAAAAGTATTTTTAAGACTTCAGATAATGACGTTTTAACTGCAGCTTTAAAGCAGATGTCCGATGGGTTTGGGAACAATTCAGGTATATATTTAAATACAGGCGGAGACCTCAAGTCTACTGGAATACTAGAATTTGCTAATTTTAAAGGGACCTCTAGTGCGGTTTCTATAAACAGATTAGTAAGTGAGGCAGACGGCATATCTAACAACGATAATGACATTTCCCTACCCACTTCGGCTGCCGTAAAAGATTATGTCGATACTCACGTCACGACTCAAGATCTAGATTTTAAAGGAGACTCTGGAACAGGTGCGGTAGATTTAGACAGTCAGTTATTAGATATAGCAGGTACTACAAACGAAATTACTACTGTAGCTTTAAATCAAAAATTAACTATTGGACTTCCTAATAATGTTATTATAAGCGGAACTTATACAGGTGCTACGTTCTTAGGAGACCTTAACGGAACTATAAACACTGCAACTACTGCTACTACTCAGTCTGCAGGTAATAATTCAACTAAGGTAGCTACTACGGCTTATGTAGACACTTTAGACGCTGCTAGTGATTTAGACTTTAGCGGAACTACAGGGACTGGAGACGTTAATTTAAATACTCAATCTTTTGCAGTAACAGGAACTGCTAACCAAATAACTACTGTAGCCTCAAATCAGGGCTTACAAATTTCTTTACTTTCAACAGGTGTAACAATGCCTAACGGATCTATAGCTACTACTCAAAGTGCTGGAGACAATTCTACAAAATTAGCTACGACTGCCTATGTAGATGTTTTAGACTCAGCTTCAGATTTAGATATAACAGACGGATCAAATACTAGCGATGTAAATTTAAATACTCAAAGCCTATCTATTTTAGGAACTACTAATGAAATTGCGACTAATGTTACGGCTCAAACAGTTACTATGAGTTTACCTTCAACTATAAACGTAAATGTAGTTGGAAACGTAACAGGTGCTTTAACAGGAAATGCAGACACCGCTACTAAATGGGAAACTGCTAGAAACTTAAGTGTAAGTGGAGAAGCTACAGGAACTATTTCAAATGTAGACGGATCCGTAGCGGTAAGCGGAGCAGTAACTTTAACTAACTCTGCAGTAGTAGGCAAAGTATTAACTGGACTACCCACTCCAGCCGCAGGAAATATTCAACCAGCAGACACTATATTAGAAGCTTTTGGTAAAGTGCAATCTCAAATAAACTCTATTTCTAGCGGTTTAATTTTTAAAGGTAGCTGGGATGCTGCAACTAACACACCTACTCTTATAAGTGGAGGGGGAGAAGTAGACTCAGGAACTACAGACGGAGCTACAACTGCTTTTAAACTTATAGATTCTAGCCAAAACTTTAATACTTCAGTAAGTATAGGAAATAAAGTAATTAATCAGGTAGACGGAACAACTGCTCTAGTAACGGTAATAGATAGTAATACTCAGTTAACTCTAAATACTGATATAATGCTAACGGCTGAAGCTTATACAATAGACGCTAGTCCTTTTATACCTCAAGGAAATTATTATGTAGTAAACTTTGCAGGGACTACAAACTTAAACGGAATTAATGTCTGGTCCATAGGGGACTGGGTTATAGCTGACGCAGATAATAGGTGGTCTAAACTAGATCATTCTCAGGTAGACGGACAGGGAACTCCTAACACTTTACCAAAGTGGGAAACTGCTACAACTTTAATAGATTCTATAGTAGCTGAATCAGGAACGGCCTTAACTATTACAGGGTCCGCTAATACTACTCTAGGTTTATCTAGTACTGGAAACTTTGCAGTAAATACTAATAAATTTACAGCTAATGCTACTACTGGTAATGTAACTTCATCTGGAAATATCACTATAGATAGTCCAAATAAATACCAAATAGGAAATTTAGCTGAATTTAGACATAGTGGTTTTAATGGTTCTGTTAGTGCTTTTACTGGTAATTTAAATTTAACTGCAGCAGGGGATGTTAACATACAACCTACGCAGTCAGAAAACGGAATAAAAGTTCTTTCTAATAGCGGTGTAGAATTGTATTACGACAGTGTTAAAAAGTTAGAAACTGTAAATTCTGGGGTTAATATAACAGGAGATGTTAATGTAACAGGAAATGCTGATGTATCAACAAGAGTTTTAATAGGTGTTGCTAATTCAATTTTTGCTGAAAATTTTATTTTATTTAAATCAACAGGTACGGCATTTATAGACCATAATACAGTTGGTCAAAGTTTAATATTTAGAACAAGTGCCTCAAGCAGTTTAGATACAACAGCACTAACAATAGCAAGTAATGCAAATTCTACGTTTTCAGGAAATGTAGGAATAGGAATAACCCCAAGTGCATCTTTTTCTGGTTTAGAAGTTTTACAGCTTGGAGCAGGAATGTCTTTGTTTGGTAATACAAATGACGACAGAGCAACTATGGCTGCTAATTTAATAGTTAATACTGGAACTGCTTTTGAATATGTAATAACTGGAAAGGCAGGAAGATTTAGCATAGAAGATGGAAATATGACTTTTGGAACTGCTCCACAAGGAAATGCAGGTGCTGTTGCAACTGTAACAGAAAGAATGTCAATAGCTAATACTGGAGAAGTAGTTATTGCAGGAGCAACTACTTTAAATGGAGATGTTACTATAAATAGACCAGTCACAATTTCGCCAAATACTGTTGGAAAAAATACATTTCAATTTACTACAAATGCTGCTAATGATGGTCGCCTTTTAATAAAATCAGTTGATACTGTAAATGTAGATATTCAAGCAAATGGCACTTCTTTTTTAAATGGTGGTAATGTTTTAATTGGAGCAACAGGTGCAGATGTA